TGTCGCACGGCAACGTCGGTGTCCTGGGCGGTAAGGCGTTCGTCGAGTGCGGTCCGGGTTTCCCGGCCCTGCAGCTCAAGCCGCAGTACCAGCTGGACAGCTTCTACATCGAGGCGTTCCCGGCGGCGGCGGCCGGAGCGACGACCGAGGCCAGCACGGGCATCTGGATCCAGTCGCCGTCGGTGCCGGGCGGAACCGACATCGGGTTCCTGTTCGACATGGTCAACAACGTGCTGTCGTTGCGGAGCCGTTCCGGCTACTTCGACGGTGACGCCGTCGACCTGGCCTACGATCCGGTCGCGCACGCGTGGCTGCGGCTGCGGATCGTCGGCGGGAACGCCCTGTGGGACACCAGCCCGAACGGGGTGACGTGGACCAACCAGCGCACGGCGACTGCCCCGGCGTGGGTGGTCACCGCGACCGACGTCCGGCTGCTGTTCGAGGCGCACCGCTCGGACGGCACCACGAACCAGGCGTACTTCGACAACCTCAGTGTGTCGTCGGCGACCAGCCAGGTCGCCGCGGCGGCGGACACGCTGGCCCTCAGCGATATTCCCGCGGTGGGAATCTCGCTGCAGTCGTCGGCGGGGGAACCGCTGGCGTTGGCGGACACGCCGACGTCGCTGCGGGCCATCCTGGCGGCGGTCGCGCAGGCGCTGAACCTGGCCGACGCAGCGGGGATCATCGCCGGGCGCGGCCGGGGCGCGGCTGACAGCATCACGCTGGCGGACACCCCGACCCGGCCCGGCAGCGGCCGGGCCCGGACGTCCGCCGACGCGGTGCAGGTGACCGACGCGGCCGACCGGGCGGTGAACCGGGGCCGGGCGGTCCCGGAGGCCGTGCAACTGGCCGACGCGCCGGCACGGCAGTTGTCCCGTGGCCGGGACACCGCCGATGCGGTGGTCCTCGGTAACGGCGTCGCCCGGGGCGCGGTGGTGCACGCCCGGGCGGTACCGGACCTGGTGCAGCTGGTCGACGCCGTCGGCGTGTTCCAGTTCATCGCTCCGGCGCTGGCGTTCGACTCGCTGACCCTGAGTCCGTCGGCCGGGCGCCGGGTCGCTGCGGCGCGCGCGGTCACCGACGTGCTCGAGCTGGCCGACGAGGTCCAGATCGGGGCGCCGCCGCCGATCGCGCACAACCACTTCGTCGAGATGACCGTGACGGCCGGGGTGGTCGAGTACACCGCCGGTCCGGGGATCTGACCAGCAGGGATAGGAGAACCGGATGAGCGCGGTCGTCGACGTTGGTGACGCCTTCAAGCTGACCTTCAACTCGCTGCCGGGCCAGCCGGTCTTCGTGGACTGGCTGAACCCGGACCAGGGCACGGTCCTGGACCAGGTGCAGGTGCAGGAGGACCCGCCGGCCAGTGGGAAGTTCCCGAAGACGTTCACCGCGGACCGGGCGGGCATGTGGACCGCCCGGTTCTACGCCAACGGCGCGTTCGAGGACTACTACGTGCGGGTCGTCTCGCACGTCGGTCAGCCGCCGCCGCTCGCCGCGGTCGGTGACGTGGTGGCGCAGTACGGGCAGCTGACCGCCGACGAGGCGACCCTGACCCGGTATCTGCTGCGGGCGGCGTCGGCGATGATCCGGCACCGGGTGCCGAACATCGACGCGCTGATCACCAGCGGCCGGCTGGACCAGAACGTGGTCGCGCTGGCCCCGGCGGCGATGGTGCTGCGGGTCCTGCGGAACCCGGAAGGGCTGCGCAGCGAGACGACCGGTCCGTTCTCTCGCACCTACGACACGTCGGCGGCGGCCGGCCTGCTGGTCATCACCCCCGACGACATGGCCAACGTGACGCCCGGCCCGATCGCGCCGACCGCCAGCTCGTGGGCGCCCGCGGCGACGATCCGGGTCACGCCCGGCATGGCGCCGCCGCTGATCCCGGGGGCGCGACGTGGCTGGCACTGAGACCGTCGTCGTCGTCCGCGACCCGGGCAAGGACACGTTCGGCGACCCGGTCGCCGGGGACCCGGGCCGGTTCCTGGTTCCGGGCTGCCGGTTCGCGCCCGGCCCGTCCCGTGAGCTCGGCGGGAACAGCAACTCCGTCGAGTCCGACGGCACCGTCTACGCGGTCAAGGGCATCAGCACGGTGCCCGAAGGGATCAAGGCCACCGACCGGATCGAGGTCCGCGGCGACCTGTACTCCGTGGTCGGCCACCCGCAGAACTGGGGCCGGGCCGGCTGGGTCATCGTCCTGAAGCGCTACACCGGCTGACGGAACCTTACGGAAGTTGACACCGGAGGGCGGTGGACGCGGTGGCTTACAAACGCGGCACGGACCTCGGCGACCGGCGCGTCACCGTCTACCGCGGCCGCGGCGTCAAGGTCGACTTCGCTATGAGCCGGGCCGGGATCCGGAAGATCGCCATGGGCCCGGAGCTGCTCGGGTCGTGCCGGTCGGTGATCGTGGACCGGGCCATGCCGTACGCGATCCGGAACAGCCCCCGCGGCCGGCTCGGCGACGCTGACGGCGACCCGCCGTTCGTCACCCAGTGGCGGGTGTCCGAGGGCTCCACCGTGCTGGTCGGGCTGCGCCGCGTCAGCGTGAAGCTGATCAACGTGTCGCCGCACGCCGCCGCGGTGGAGTTCATCAACCCGAAGACCGGCCGCGGACACGGCTACGGGATCTTGGCGAAGACGCTGGCGCACCTGCACGGCGAGGCCAGCGGCGTCGCGGGGACCCGGGCCCGTAAGCGTGCGACGGCGCCGTTCGTCCCGGAGCAGCACCCCCGCGGCCCGCGGGGCCGGTTCATCCCGAAGCGAGCCACCACGCCGGAGGGTCAGGTCGGCGACGCGATCGGCGACGCGTTCCGCAGGCGCCGGTGAAAATGCCCGTCAAGATGCCTGGCCTGCGGAAACACCCCGGATCGGGCTGATTCTGCAAGTCACCGTCAAGTAAGCGAGAGGCGGTGGGGGCGTGGCGCGTGGCTTCGCGCACCTGGAGCGGACGATAGCCGGCCTGCTGGTGCCGCAGTTCTTCGGCGGCGATGCGACCCGGGTCGGGTCCGAGACGCCGTCGGACCTTGAGCAGCGGCTTCCGTACGGCCTGATCACCAAGACCGGCGGCGACCGCACCGTCATCGACGACAACCCGTTCTTCGACGTCGACGTGTTCCACCCGCTGGACACCGGCGCGGAGACCCTGGCCTCGGACATCTGCGACTTCCTGATCGCCAAGCCGTTCCCGCTGGACTTCGTGATCTGCACGGAGGGGCCGCGGGAGCTGCCGTGGCGTGAGGACCGCTCGTTCCGCCGGTACGGCGCGACGTACTCCGCGAGTCTGCGCCGGGTGCAGCTGTAGGAACCGGAGCCCCAGCGGCCCGGGAGGTGCTGCTCCCAGGTGTTCCGCCAGGGACATCCGGCCCGCCGGCGCTCTGTACGTCACTGAGCTACTCGCGTCCTGCGCGAGGCGGGACCGCTAACCCCGCGACCTCCGGCCTGCGCACCACTTTACGCCCGCGCTGATGCGCGGGCCTTCGTTTGTCCGCTCGGCCACCGGCCTGGCGGGAGGCCCACCCGCCTTTCATCCGCCCCGCACGTCGGGGCCCACCCATGCCTCGGCCTGGAAGGGGACGAGTTATGCCTTATTCCGCCCTGCGGGACAAGAAGAACGAGCTGATCCGGCGCGCGAAGGACGGTTCCGTGTTCGTTGCGGAGATGACCGTCGCGCTGCCGGCGACGCTGACCTCCGGAGCGACGGCGGACCTGGTCGTTCTGGACCCCACCGACTGGCTGGACCTCGGCCACATGAGCACCGACGGTGTGACCTACGAGCGGGAGACGGAGTCCACGGACACCAACTCGTTCGGTTCGCGTGAGGCGACCCGTACGGACGTCACCCGCGACGAGATCAGCATGTCCGTTACCGCCCAAGAAACGAAGCTTCTCACCATTGGTCTCACTACGGGTGCAGACCTGGCCGCGATCAAGGCGGCGGCGGTCACGGGCGAGGTCCAGATCGCCAAGCCCTTCACCCCGCGGCTGCGGTTCTACCGCACCCTCGGTCTGTTCATCGACCACTCGGACTCCGGCAAGGAGATCTACTTCGGTCGCCTGATGCCTCGCGCCCAGATCGCCGAGTTCGGCAGCCAAGGGTACACCGAGGGCGAAGAGGGCATTTCGTACCCCATGACCTGGCGGGGCAAAGAGGACAGCACGGCAGGTTTCAGTCACAAGTGGTTCTGGGGCGGCCCCGGCTGGCTCGAACTCCTGGACGAGATGGGGATCGAACAGCTCGTCTAACGAGCTGATCCCCCTCGGCCACTGATCCCCGGCACCGGCAGCAGCCACGCGCTGCCGGTGCCGGCCTGTGTCGGGGCGGCGTACCGGGTGGGCGCGCCGCCCCGACTCACACCCATGTCAACGCCCGCCCGGCACCCGGCCCCGGAGGTCCACTCGCATGTCCGCCACGAGCAGCAACCGCAAGACCCGCACCACGCCCGTCGTCCAGACCTTCTACCGGGACAACCCGGAGGGCGGCGACCGCCTCGAGCGCGCCGTCTACAGCGAGGCCGACGCCGTCCAGGCCCGGTTCGACGGCTACTTCCCCGACGGCGCCGCGGCCAAGGACAAGGTCGCCACCACGAACAAGCCCAGCACGTCCAGCGGCTCCAGCAACAGCTGACCGCCCCACCCCGTAACCACCACCAGAACAGGAGCCCACCCAGCTCATGACCACCACAAACGGCAAGGCCCGTAAGAGCACCGCGGCGCCGGCGGCAGCCGCCCCTGCCGCCGAGCCCCGCGAACAGCTGGTCGAGGGACCGACGATCGAGCCGGATTCTCCGGCCGAACCGCTGGCGCCCGTCAACCTGGACCTCGACTCGCTCGACAAGTTCGACGTCGTCCCGGACGCCGTCGCCGAGGAGTTCACCTTCCGCCTCAAGGGCCAGGTGTTCACCATGGTCGACCCGCGCGACATCGACTGGAAGGACGTCCTCCAGTCGATCCGGAACCCCGCGATGTTCATGCGGTACGCGATGCCCGCCGACCAGCAGGACGTCTTCTACGCCCTCGGCATGCCGGCCTGGCAGCTCGGCGTGCTGATGAACCGCTGGCACAAGCACTACAAGATGGCCGACCCGGGCGACCTCGCCAAGCTCGTCACCGGGTAAGGCCGTGAACCTGGTCCTGGAGCTGGACGCCCTGGACCGCGAGCGGCCGGACCAACCGTTCACGGCCCGGGTCGCCGGGCAGGTTGTCGCCTTCCGGGCGGCGCAGGACCTGACATGGCGGGACCTGATCGACGGGCTGCGGAACTTCATCGGCTTCGTCACCTGGATCGCACCAGGTGACGAAGCCAGCACCAGCCTGCTGAGCAGCATCCCGGTCTGGAAGATGCAGGGCCTGATGACCCGGTACCGGCAGCACTACGGGCTGCCGGAGAACGCCCGCGGTGACCAACGACTGCTGAACCTGCTCGGCCACGCCGAGTACCGCAAGGCCATCGAGTGGGACCTGCACGCCATCCACGGCCTGGACGTCACCACCGAGTGGCAGGCCCGCCGGTGGCGCCGGCTGCTCGACTTCATCGACGGCCTGCCGAACCACTCGCACTTCGGTGAGGCGATGGCCGCCGACGAGGAGCTCGCCGCCGCGATCATCGACGCCGACGACGGCAAGCCGAAGAAGCCCGTCCGGCGGATCTCGGACTACAGCCCTGAGGTCGAGATGCTCACGCTGATCGCCGACCGGGTCGCCGAGAACACGCAGGTGCTCGTGGCCAGCCGTGGCGGTAAGCCGCGCAAGCTGCCGCACCTGCCCCGGCCGGTGACCGCGGTGGAGAAGGTCCGCGCGAAGCGCCGGCAGAAGAAGCACGAGTGGACGGTGGCTCGCGTCTACGGGCGCATCGGCCCCGGGTCGCCGCCGCCCAACCCGTAACACGTCGCGGCGGACCATCCCGCCCCGCCTGATCAGAAGGGGGGCGGGATGGCCGCCAAGACGTACAGCGCAGGCACTGCCTGGCTTCAGGTGGTGCCGTCGTTCCGGGACGTCGAGGACGCGCTGGGTCAGGAGGCGGCCAAGCTCGGTAAGCAGATCGAGAAGACCCTCGGCGGGGCGCTGCCCAAGGGGATGGCCGAGGGTGCCCGGCGGACCCGCAGCGAGGCCGAGAAGGCCGGAACGACGTACGGCGGGAACTTCGGGAAGACCGCGGTCCGGCAGATCGAGGCGGCGTGGAAGGCCCTGCCCGAGCCGACGCTGAAGATGAACAAGTTCGACCAGCAGGTGCAGCAGGTCCGTAAGCAGCTGCGGTCGCTGTACGGCGACGCCCTGGCCGGCAACATCGACGAGAGCCGCCTGATCTCAGGGGTGGAGTCTGCCGCCGACCGGCTGCGGTTCCTGCAGGGCAACGCCAGGGGCGCCCAGAACTTCTTCAACACCCGAGACGCGGGCCGGGCCCTGGAGTCGTTCCTCGACATCGCGGATGACGCTGCCCGTAAGGGCGCGCAGGCCGGCGCCGGGTTCGGTGGTGCGTTCGCCGACCAGATGCAGCGCACGATCGAGGATGCGATCTCCTCGCTGCCGGCGTTCCCGATCCGGGCCAACGGCAGGGAGGCCCGGGACGAGATCGCGCGGATCCGTGACGAGCTCGTCCGGCTGTCCGCCAGGACCATCGGTGTCGACGTCGACCCGGGCCAGGCGTTCGCCGCCCTGACGCGTATCCGTGCGCAGCTGGCGGAGCTGTCGGCGCGGGAGTACGACGTCGACGTCGAGATCAAGATGGCGTCGGATGTGGCGGGCGGGAAGATCGGCCGGGCGCTGGGTGAGGACGCCCGGCGGCAGGGCGACCAGGCCGGCGCGGCGTTCGTGGGCGCGTTCGACGCGCACCTCAAGACGTCGCTGGCCAGTGCCATCCAGGCGATCCCGGACATCACGCTGACCGCCGACATGAGCGACGCGCAGCGGCTGCTCGGCGTCCTGCGGGCGCAGTTGCAGGAACTCAGCGAGAAGACGATCAACGTCGACATCGACGCTACCGACGCGTACGGGGAGTTCCTGCGGCTGCACGCCGCGCTGCGGGACCTGGAAGCGCAGGACGTCGAGCTGGACGTGCGGGTCAACGCGGCCAGCGCGGCGGACGGCATGGCCCGCCTGGCGAACGAGACCGACGAGGCGTCTCGGTCGATGCGCGACATGGACGGCAACGCCAAGCTGACGATCTCCCGCCTGGGGATCATAATCGGCCTGAGCGCGTCGTTCGGCTCGGTGTTCGTGCCCGGCGCGCTGGCCGCCGCGGCCGCGGTCGGCACGATCGGCACGCTCGCGCTGGGCTCGGTCGCCGGCGTCGGCGTGCTCGCGCTGGGACTCAACGGGATCAGCGACGCCGTGGGCGCGCTGAACAAGGCCGACCAGGACGCGGACAAGACTGCCCGGTCGCTGTCGCAGGCGCACAACGCCGTCCGTAAGGCGGCCGACGGCGTGGCCACGGCGGAAGCCAACCTGGGCCGCACCCGCGAGCAGGTCAACGAGTCCGCGGCCGACGCTGCCCGCCGGGTGGAAAAGGCTGAGGAGGCGGTGGCCGACGCCCGCCGTAAGGCGGCCCGGGAGGCGCGGGACGCCGCCCGGGACATCGTCGACGCGCAGCGGTCTGTCACCGACGCGGAGGAAGACGCCGTCGAGGTCCGTAAGGGCCTGAACGAGGCCTACAAGGAGGCCGCGCGAAACCTTGAAGATCTCAAGTCGAAGCAGGAGAACAACGCGCTTGACCAGCGCAAAGCCACGACGGAGATCCTTAAGGCCAAGGAAGAACTCGACAAGATCATCAACAACCCTCGGGCGACCGAGGTCGAGCGGCGCACCGCGCGGGAGACGTACGACGAGCGGGTCCAGCAACTCAAGGACCTGCAGCTGGAGGGCAAGCAGCTCGGCCAGGACCTGGCGGACGCGAACAAGAAGGGCCTCGAAGGCAGCGACGAGGTAGTCGCCGTCCGGAAGAGGATCGCTGACGCCGACGACAGGGTCCGGGCCGCGCAGGAGCGGCTCTCGCGCGCGCAGGAGCGGGCGGCCGAGCGGCAGGCGGACTCCAACGAGCGGATCGCTGACGCTCAGGAGCAGGTAGCTGAGGCGCAGCGGGCCCAGGCCCGTCAGGCCCGGGACGGTGCGTACCAGATCCAGCAGGCCAGTAAGGGCGTGCGGGATGCCCGGCTCGCCGAGCGGGACGCCACCGAGGCGCTGGGCGTCGCCGGCGGCGAGGCGATCCGCAACCTCGAGAAGTCCATGGACTCGCTGTCGCCGGCCGGCCGCCGGTTCGCGAAGTTCCTGTTCGGGCTCAAGGACGAGGTCATCGGTCTGCGGGACGCCGCGCAGGAGAACCTCCTGCCGGGCCTGCAGGAGGCGATCACGATGGGCCTTCCGGCGCTGCCAGCGCTGGAGGAGTTCATCGGCAAGGTCGCCCGCAAGGTCGGTGACCTGGCCGTCCAGTCGGCGAAGGCGTTCGGCGGCAGCACGTGGCAGCGGTTCTTCGACTACGTCGACCAGACCGCGGTCCCGTCTCTGCAGACCGTCTTCGACATCGGCTCGGACGTTGCCGAGGGGATGGTGGCGCTGTACCTGGCGCTGACCCCGTTCAACTCGCAGGTCGGTGGTGGCCTGACCAAGCTGGCTCAGGACTTCGCCACCTGGGCGAAGGAGCTGGACCGGTCGCAGGGCTACCGGGACTTCCTGGAGTACGTCGACGAGCACGGCCCTGAGGTCGTCGAGCTGCTCGGCAACTTCGGTGTCGCGCTGGTCAACATCGTCAAGGCGGCGATGCCGCTCGGCGCGATCATGCTGGACGTCACGAACGCCATCCTGGAGTTCGTCGACGCGATCCCCGGCCCGATCCTGACCACGCTGGTCACCACGCTGGGGCTGGTCGCGCTCGGCATCCTGGGCATCTCGGCCGCGATCCGGGTCGGGAAGTTCAAGCGGGAGCTCAGCGACATCTTCGGGCCGCCGGCTCAGAAGATGGTCCAGACGTACGCCATCGACACCGGCCGGGCCACGACCGAGACCGGCAAGTTCGGTAAGGCCATGGCCACCGCGGGGGGCGCGGCGGAGAAGGCCCGCGGCAAGTTCAAGAACGCCGGGTCGAGCCTGGCCGGCATCGTGGACTTCGCCACCGGCCCGGTCGGTCTGAGCATCGCCGCGGTCACCGCGTACATCGGCGCCTTCGGGCAGAAGACTGCGGAGCAGAAGGCCAGGGTTGAGACCCTGTCCAACGCTCTCGGGGCGCTGAACGACGAGTTCCGGGATCTGCGGGCGGAGGGCAAGACCGCCGGCGATGCCGCCGACCTGGCGTTCAAGAAGGCGGTCCAGAGCAACCCGAAGTTGCAGGAGGCCGTTAAGACCCTGACCGCGATGGGCGTGTCGGTCGAGGAGCTGATCAGGGCGTCGACGAGCGGCGACCCGTCGGTGCTGGTGAAGAAGCTCAACGACGAGATCGAGCGGCAGCAGCAGCTGACTGTCGACGCCAAGAACAAGGGCGGCGACAAGGAGCAGTACGAGAACGCCAAGCGGCGCATCATCCAGCTGACCGACATGCGGGACGCGGTGATCGCCAACTCCAACGCGATCGGCCTGCAGGCGGACGCGACCCGGATCCTCAACCAGCAGACCACTCAGGCGGTCGCGCTGGAGAACTACCGGCGCGAGCACCCGTACGCGACGCCGGCTGAGATCCAGGCCCAGACCGATGCGTACACCCGGAACTCCGACCGGGTGAACGTCCTGACGGACCTGGTCGCGGCGTACAGCACCGGCCAGAACGACGCGGGGGCCAAGGCCGCCGCGTTGAAGAACGCGATCGACCTGCAGACCGGGTCGTTGATCGCGGCCGAGGAGGCCGGGGAGGCGTGGAACTCCCAGCTGCTCAGCCTGAGCGACTCGGTCAAGGCGAACGGCACCACGCTGGACGCCAACACCCGGGAGGGCCTGTCCAACCGCGACGCCATCCAGGCGGCGGCGAAGGCGGCCCGCGACTTCTACCTCGAGGAGATCGCGTCCGGTAAGCCGATCGAGAAGGTCACCGGTCTGCACAAGGACCGGATCACCCAGCTCAAGGCGGAGGCGCAGCGGCTCGGGATCGCCAGCACCGAGACGGACAGGTTGATCGACCTGTACGGCGACGTGCCGGAGGACGTCAAGACGCTCTACAAGACCGACGGGTTCGACAAGGTCTACAACGAGCTGTCGCAGCTCAAGTTCATCCAGGAGGCCCTGAACAAGGGCTGGACGATCGAGCGGGCCAAGAAGGAGTGGTCGAAGCTCCGGGAGACCAGCCTGACTCCGGGCCCGACGATGGGCCCGCCGAAGAAGGCCGACGGCGGCCGGATCACCGGGCCGGGCACCGGCACGTCCGACGACGTGCTGATGTACGGCTCGAACGGCGAGTGGGTGCACCGCGCCGCGGCGGTGGGCTACTACGGCGACGACTTCATGTCGGCGATCAACAACATGGAGATCCCGAAGGAGTGGCTGCCGGGGTTCTCGACCGGCGGGAAGGTCGGCGGCGGCGACGGGGCCAGCCAGATCCCCGGGTTCGCCAAGGGCGGCAAGATCCTCAACTGGGATGCGGTCGTACCGGTCGGTAAGACCCTCATCCCGGCGATCGAAGACCTCGCCAACGCGATCGGCGGGTTCGGCGGCAGCGGCGACCTCGGCGGCGCCGGCGGCGATCGGGGCTGGCGCTGGCAGATGAAGGTGCTCCGGGACACGTTTCCGGGACTGGACCTGTACTCCGGTTTCCGTAAGAACTCCTACACCTCCAGCGGTTCGCTGTCGTGGCACTCCCGCGACGGCGGCCGGGCCGTGGACATCCCGCCCAGGCAGGACGTCTTCGACTTCATCCACAACAAGTACGGCAAGAACACCAAGGAGCTGATCTGGGGCGGTGACCCGAACCGGAACATCTACCGGGGCGACCATCACCGGTTCAGCGACTCCCTGCTGTACCGCCACGGCCCTTACAAGGGCAAGCGGGGGCCGTCGCCACACGTCCACTGGGCGTTCGACGAGGGCGGCTGGATGATGCCGGGGATGCCGAGCATGAACCTGCTCCGCGAACCGGAGCCCGTCCTGACGCCGTGGCAGTGGGACGCGATCGAGAACTTCGTGAACCAGGGCATGGCCGGTGGCGGTAAGGGCGATACGTACAACTTCGAGTTCGCCGACACCACCCTCACACCGGATCGCCTCAGCGCGATCCAGCAGCGGCAGGACGCCCTCGCGCGCGTGGGTCGTCCCCGCTAGATCCCGTCAGGTCGCCGGCCCGCCACCGCACCAGGTGGCGGGCCGGCGCCGTCATGCCCGAAGGAGGTGAGCTGTGCCGATTCTCGCTGGCGGGCTGGCCACCGCACCGGTGATCCCCGACGAGGAGATCTTCCAGCCCGTGTGGTCCGAGGACCTGGGCACGATGTCGGCCACGTGGATCGACCCGGACGGCGTCGAGTGGCCGCTGAGCAACCCGGACCTGGGCTGGTTCACCATGGACGGCCCGGCCGGGTGGATGGCCGGCCAGCTGGAGCTCATCACCGACCCGCTGCCCCGCGGCGGCGAGCAGGTGCGCTACGTCAGGACGAAGTCGCGCCGGGTGCAGTGGCCGCTCTACATCGGTGGGGACACCCACGAGGAGTTCGTCGACCGGGTCCGGCGCCTCATCCGGGCGTTCACCAAGACCACCCAGCGAGGCGATACCGGGTGGCTGCGGGTCGCCCGGCCGAACGGCCGTTACCGGCAGATCGCCTGCTACTACGAAGAGGGGCTGGAGGGCGCCGCCGGCGAGCACCACCTGTGGGCCCGGCCGGTCATCACCCTGTTCTGCCCGGACGGTTTCTGGTCCGGGGACGTGCCCGTCGTCGCAGACCGGGAGTTCGAGGCGGCGTCGGCCGACCCGGATGAGGTCGCCAGCTTCTACGAGCCGTTCATCAACGTCACCAGCTCCCGGGTCGTCTCCGGCGACGGCGACGGGTCGGTGCCGTCGACGACGATCGCCAACCCCGGCGACGTCGAGGCGTGGCCGGTGTGGACCATCACCGGGCCGATGACCTCGCTGACCGCGGTCAACCTGACCACCGGCGCCCGGTTCACCCTGACCTACACGCTGCTGGCCGGGCAGACGATCACCATCACCACGAACCGGCCGACCGTGCGGGGGCCGGCCGGGCAGAACCTGTCGCGCTACATCGACTGGCTCAACCCGCTCGGGACCGAGCTGTGGCCGCTGGTCGACGGCAACAACGAGATCAGCTTCGTCGCGCTGGGCGCCGGAACCGGCACCCGGGTGCGGATGGCGTTCACCCCCCGGTACGAGACCGCATGACCACGGAGGTGATCCGATGACCGCGCCGCTGCCGGTGACCGGCCCTGCGGCCGAGAGGCTGCTCCGCGCCGACTACAACATCCTGGTCACCGACCAGGACCTGAACGTCATCGGCGACCCGCTGCACGAGTGGAGCTCGTTGCAGGCGACGCTGCGGTGGAAGGAGCCCGGCTCCGGGCAGATCGTCATCCCGGCCCACCCTTACATCCGGGAGCAGCTGGTGCCCGGCTGCCGGATCGTGGTCATCCGTAAGGTCCTCGGCCAGTCCAGCGTGCTGCTGGCCGGCCCGATGGAAGAGAAGCTGCGCGAGCGGGCCGACAACGGGGAGAACGGCGGCGTCGGGAAGCTGACCGTGACGTTCGCCGACGACATGGCGTGGCTGGCGGCGCGGCTGGCGTACCCGGACCCGACCAAGACCCCGGAGACGCAGACCACCGACTGGTGGGTCTACAGCGGGAACCCTGAGCAGGGCATGTTGCAGCTGGTCAACACGCAGGCCGGCCCGGCGGCGCTGGCGGCGCGGCGGGTGCCGAAGCTGACCGTGGCGCCGTTCTCGGGGATCTCCGGGACGGGCACGGTCGCGCTGGGCCCGACCGTGGACGTGGACCTGCCCCGCGAACGGCTGGAGACGCTGACCGAGGTGCTCCGCAAGATCTGCACCCTCGGCGCCGGCACGGGCGGGCACCCGGACTCGCTGGGCTTCCGGGTCCGGCAGACCGTCGTCGGTGGCCAGAACGTGCTGCTGTTCGAGCCGATCCGCGCCCGGAACCTCTCCGGAGACGTCCACTTTTCGTTCGGTATGGGCAACTTGAAGTATTACTCCTTCCAGGAGTCCGCGCCGACCCTGACCCACCCGATCGTCGGCGGTCAGGGTGAGGGCGCGGACCGCTTCATCAAGGAGTTCCCCACCACCGACACCGCCCAGCTGGCGTGGGGCCGGTGGGAGGGCTACGTCCCCCGCCCCGGCACCACCTCGAACGCAGAGATGCAGGACGCCGCGACGCAGGCACTCAAGGAGGCCGGGCAGTCCGCGCGGCTCGCCTCCAACGCCGCCGACACCGTCGACCAGCGGTTCGGCGTGCACTACGGCGTCGGGGACCTCGTCTCGATCGAGCTGGACCTCGGCGAGTACATCGCCGCCCCCGTCCAGACCGTCAACCTGCAGGCGTTCCCCACCGCGGGTGAGGTCGTCGGCACCACGATCGGCGACCAGGCCGCTCGGTACGACTCGAAGTGGATCCGCCAGATGCGGCTCATGGATCAGCGGATCGGCCGGATCGAGCGCGGCTGACCTGCTCTGCCTGCTCGACGTTGACAACAGCATAAGGAGGCCCCGCGTGGGCGAAACGTCTTACCCCGTGGCCGGCGGCGCCGGGGTCACCGATGCTCGGTACGAAGAGCTGATGGCGCAGGTGTCCGGCACCGGCCGGGTCGCCTACAACCCCAGCTCGGCGACGCTGAGCCAGGGCATCGTCTACGCCGACTCGACCGGCCGGCAGGTCAAGGTCCGGGGCAACGTAGCCGCGATCGTGCGGGGCTTCCGCTGGGAGACCGACGCGGCCGGGCTGCTCCAGCCCATCGACGCCAACACCAGCGGCCAGACCCGCATCGACCTGGCGGTGCTGCGCCTCAACCGCGAGACGTACACGGTGTCGTTCCGGATCGTGAAGGGCACCCCGAGCACCACGCCGGTCCCGCCGACGCCGGTGCAGACGACCGGCGCCACGACGTACGAGTGGCCGGTCGCGACGATCAGGGTGACCAGCAGCGCCTCGTCCGGTCTGCCGTCGATCGGCCTGGCCGACGTCACCGTCCTGGACACCTTCATCGCGCAGACCCCGATGACGGGGCACTCGTCGCGGCGCCCGCCGGCCGCTTACGGCGGGCTGTGGACGGAGTACGACACCGGCCGCACCTACGTCGGCATGGGCGGGTCGTGGGTCCTGATCGGTGAGGCCGGTGACCTGACCCGGCTCGGCGTGAACAGCACCTGGGAGCAGCCCGGCCAGGTGTGGGCGGCACGCCGTAACGGGTTCGTCTACCTGCAGGGCGTCGTCCAGTGGAACTCCACCACGAGGTCCGCCGGTACCGACCTGACGATCTGCACCATCCCGGACACGTACCGGCCTGCCACCGGTGACCTGTACGTCGACTTCAACATCGACACCGGCCACCTGGGCCGCGGCTACATCGACGCGAGCACCGGCCGGCTCTACATCTACTCCTACGGCGTGTCGATCGCCTCCGGCGTCAACGTCTCCGTCCACCCCGTCACGTACCCCGCGAAGTAAGGGAGGTCCGACAAGATGCGTCCCTTCTTCGGCGGTGGCCCGGAAGACGTCTACCTGGTCACCGACACCGAGAACGACCTGCAGGCCGGTGGCGGTTTCCCCGCACTGTTCTACGAGGGGGAGGAGCCGGAGGCGCCGCAGATCACCGATCTGCAGGACATCGACGGCGACCCGATCACCTTCATCCTGACCAGCGACGGAACCGACGGGCACGCCAAGGGCCAGATCCCGATGTTCCAGGGCTCCGACGAGCTCTGGCAGATGTGGTGCTCGGTCAACGGCTCGCCGCGGTTCCTGCTGACCGGCAAGGTCGGCCCGGCCGTCGGGCAGATGCGCCAAGAGGTCGCGTCGATCCTGGCCGGCGGCGCGGGCGGTGTCCAGACCGCGCTGGCCGGCCTGACCGACGTCGACGGCGCCGCCGTCAGCAGCGCCCCGGAGGGCGCGGCCCTGATCCGGCGGTCCGGCGGGGTGTGGTCGACCACGACCGCACCGACGAACTACCAGCTGACCGGACCGCAGGCGATCCCGCTGCCGTTCGGGGCGGCCGTCGACGGCGAGCGCCGCCGGTGGCGTGCGCAGGCGGCCGGCACGGACCGGACCGCGACGTTCGACGCCGGGTTCCGCACCTCCGACCGGGTTCCGGCCCGGGCCATCGTCATCCCCGCCGGGCAGGTGCTGATGGCAGAGGCGGAGTATTCGTCGCTGCTGACGTCGTGGGTGCTGACCAACGCGGTCATCACCACCGGTGTCGCCGGAACGGGCCCGGCCGCCGGCCTGTCCGCCGGTGTCGACACCGCGCTGACCACCGCGCAGACGTTCAGCCGCACCGCGACCGAGCCGGAAGGCGCGACGATCACCGCCCGCGAGTGGAAGATCCTGGCCGGGCCGCTCGGTGTCGGCATGGTCGTCGGGTCCACCGCGGCGGTCACGTGGAAGCCGGGCTCGTCGACGAACGGCTCCAACGACATCCGGAACCCCACGTTCCAGGAGATCGCCCTGCAGATGACGTCGACGTCCGACCGCACCAGCACGACCTGGACGGCCGGTTACGCGACGATCGCGACCGACCCGGGCGCGCAGCTGGGCTACGTCGGTGGGATCGCCGGGTTCTCCTCGGCGACCGGGTCGATGCTGCAGCTGATCCAGCAGTACGCCATCGAGAAGACGTCCGGGAACACCCTGTCGTCGTACATCCCCGGCCTGCAGACGTGCGTCGACGTCGGCAAGGGCTCCGGCGCGGCGGCCGCGGCGACCGCCAACCTGGGCTCGGCGTTCCTCACGGCGTGGGCGAACGCGGCGAACACCGACGCGGTGTTCCGGAAGGTCCAGCGCGACTTCCGTAAGGCCCTCTGGTGGGACGACGCGCTCACGCAGGCGCTGGCTGACGGCGTCGGCCCGCTCGGCCTGGCCATCTACTACGACATCATGGCCCAGCACGGCCCGGGCACCGTCAACGACTCGTTCGGCGGCATCCTGTCCTACGTCCGGCAGCGCAACACCAAGCCGGCGTCCGGCGGGAACATGGCCACCTGGCTCAACGCGATCGTCGACCGGAGGAACACCATCCTCGAGGGACGCGGCGACACGGCGTCGGCGGTCAGCGGCCGGGTGGCGTACCACCGGATCCAGATCAACGGCGGCACGGTCGGCGGCGTGGCCCAGGCCGCGAACCTGAACCTGGTCGCACCGATCAAGTGGTCGAACAACGGCAACGTCTACACCATCTCCGCCCGGCCGGACCCGGCCGCGGACTCGGTGATCGGTGAGTACGTGCTGCGCTACACCGCGACCGGAGCCGGCACCGACGACGTCATCGTCACGGTCGCCTGACGAGAGAGGCCCCGGCCGTCCGGCCGAGGCCGCGGGTGTCTCCCGTCCCATCCCCCGCGCCTCTGCCGGCGCACTCGTGATCGGAACCAGATGACCTCCATGACGACCGAAGAAAGCGACCACTGCGCCACCTGCTCCTGCCGGAGGGGCGGAACTCTGAGCTGGCGGCCCGTGGTCACGATCCTGCTGCTCATGTCCATCTGGGACACCGTGGGTCTGCTGTTCGGTGGGAACAGCTTCTACGGCAGCCCCAGCTACTCAGTCCTGCGGGACATCGGGAACCAGGTTCGCTTGGGTGGCGACCCGCTCGGTGTCCGCGTCTACGGCATCACCCTGATGGTGATCTCCGGGGTGGTGGCGTGGGCGTTGCTGGCCCAGAGGCACCACGACGGTCGGGTGTCGAAGGCGCTGCGCCTGGCCCTGTCGGCGCTGGCCGCCTACTGGGTGGCGTGGTGCTTCGGCGTCCTCATGTCCTTCGTGACGTCCGGAGAGGTCCACGCGTGGGGCGCAATCGGCAAGCTCGCCGGCATCGCAGCGATCGCGGTGCTGGCAGCGCGTGTGCCGCCGCCGAGGGCGGCTCCGCGGCGAACAACGGGGAAGGTGAACTGTGCGGTGGATGCCCCTGTTGCTTCGACCAGGAGGTCCCGAGCAGATCGGCATAGGCCCGTTGCTGGGCCCGCTACTGGCTCCTGAGCTGGTGGGCGAAGCGTCGATGTGGGACAAGCTGGCGGTGCCGATAGTCGGCACCCTCGGCATGGTCCTCGTCGGCGCGCTGACCCTGATCGGCACGTTCCGCACCTCCGGCAGGTCTGCCCAGGTCTCCCGGGACAACCAGCTCGACGAGCGCGCTGACCGGCAGAACGAGCGTCTGACGGCTGAGGTGACCCGGTTGACGGCGGTGCTGGAGACGCGGGAGAGGGAACGCGACACGGCGATCGAGGCCCGAGACGCGGCCCGAGAGCAGCTGAACGACTACCGGGAGCGGTACGCCGCCCTCCGCGTTCATGTCCGCAACGCCGGGTTCGACCCGGACACCATCGGCCAGCAGTAGGAGAGGCGGCCCGTCCGTGCCCAAACGGAAAGACCCCGATGAGGAACAGCCCCAGTACCCCGTCCTGACCAACCAGCCGGGCGCCATGCTGATGAACCCGCAGCGGCGGATCCGGGCCGGTGTCGTCCTCCTGGCCTTGGCGATCGTTCTCGGGTCGGGGGCGGCGGCTTACACCTCCACCATGCTGGCCGGCCGTAAGACCGACCAGCACACCCACGAGCTGATGGACGAGCTGAACCGGCGCACCGCCGAACGCCGCCGGGAAGCCGCGGTGACAGCGGCGGTCCTCGAGCAGAACCGGCGCACCTTGTGCGAGCTGATGCCGGGGGTGACACCGACCAGTGCCGAGCATCAGCAGAAGATCGTCACGCTGAGGGAGGCGTACCGGTGCGGCACCGCGAAGGACCCGCTGGTCCCGAAGGGATGGTCGGCGCCGCCCGGGTGGCCGCCGCTGCCGCCCGGCGCCGACGGGTTCACCGCGCCGCCGACCGTGAAGCCGACGCTCGGCGGTAGTAAGTAGCGCCGCAGCTTCACCCGGCCCGGCCCCTTTCCGGGGGCCGGGCTTTTTCGTGTCCCCGACAGGGGGCCCGCCCGTAAAGGAGTCACCACCATGTCCCTGATCCAGAAGTACGGCAAGGCGCTCGTGCCGGCCGCGATCGCGGTGGTCACCGCCGCGCAGGCCCCGGTCTCCGACGGCAAGATCACCGTGCAGGAGGTCATCACCTTCCTGGTCGCGGTGAACGCCGCCGTCGGTGTCTACGTCGCGCCGAACCTGACCTACAAGTACGCCAAGACCGTCGTCGGTGTCGCCAACGCCGTGCTGCTGGCCTTGGCCAGCGTCGTCATCGGCGGCATCAACGCCCACGACGTCACCGAGCTGCTGCTGGCCGGCCTGCTCGCGGTGACGTCGGTGGCCGCCCCGGCGAAGTCGACGCCGGTGATCGACGGCGAGACCGTCGGCGAGGCCCGCGACGAGCCGTACCCGCACACCAACTGACCCCCGAGGGGAGAGCACCATGCGCGTTCTCTGGCTACCGGCGGTCCTGCGGGCCGCCGGCCTGACGGTGCACGAGGTGTCCGGGTGGAGGACCCGCGGCAACGACTCGTTCGGCCCGGTCCGGGGCATCACCTGCCACCACACCGCCGGGTCGCGGACCAGCACGGTCTCCGGTGAGATCAACACCCTGCTCCACGGGTCGAACAGTGCGCCGGCGCCGATCGCCCAGCTGTTCCTGGCCCGTAACGGCGACTGGTACGTCGTCGCGTCCGGGCTCTGCTACCACAACAAGCAGGGCTGGGCCGGCCCGAACGAGGGCTACGGCAACGACAACCTGCTGGGCATCGAGGCGCAGCACTCCGGCGGCAGCGAGCCGTGGACCGACGAGCAGTACGGCAGCTACGTCAGGGGTGTCGCCGCCCTTGTCAAGCACGACGCGCCCGGCTGGGACGTCTCGGTGTCCCGGGTTGCCGGGCACAAGGAGCACCAGCCCGGCGCGAAGTCGGACCCGACGTTCAACATGGACACCTTCCGCGCCCGCGTTCTGGGCCAGATCCGAGATGGAGATGACGACATGGCCACGATCACCCAGGAGGACTTCAACGCGCGGATGGACGCGTGGTGGAACGCCCGGATGAGCCCGTCCGCCAAGGACAACCCGCAGCGTGCCGCGCTGCGGGTCGCCCCGTGGCAGCAGACCGTGGGCGCCACGGACCGGTCGACGCACAACGTGCTGTTCGGCGACATGTACGCCCTGCTCCAGCAGGCGTCCGCCGACGACACCGACGAGGCCACGATCGCGAAGCTGGTCCTGGCCGGCCTCGGCGGCCCGGACAGCGACCCGCAGCAGCTCGCCGCGGCCCTGCGGACGGTGCTCGGCGACGCCGCGCCGGAGGTCGGCCGGATCCTCGCGTCCGCGTAAGCCCCTTCCGCTGACCGCCGGGTGCCGCGAACCCGCGGTCAGCATGATGGCCCGGCCGGACACCTCCCCCGGCCGGGCCATCACCCCTTACTCAGAACGGTCGCTCGTCCCACGCAGGGACGCGCTTGCCCTTCGCGATCGCCTTCTCGCGGCGCCGCTCCAGGGCGGCCTGGTGGCGGATGCCCCACAGCAGCTGGAGCGGCTCCCGGCGGATCTGACGCGGCGACGGCCGGCACCACCGGCAGCGGGTGCCCTCCCAGGTGTAGCCGTTGTCGTTGCAGTTGAAGCAGTCCGGCTCCTGCTGGCCCTCGTAGTCGTCGTACGGGTCGTCGTCGTAGCTCACGCCTCCGGCTCCCAGCTGTCGTCGGGGTTCAGGGGCTTCGCCATCCGCCACAACGCCATCGCCCACATCCCGGAGTTCTCGGCCAGCGCCCGCAGCCCGGAACCGTGGCTGATCGCGTGCTCGCCGGCCAACTCCCTGGCCGCGTACCCGAGGGCGTCGGAGACGAGCTGGCCGCCGTCGTTGCGGGCCTGACCCATCTTCTGGAACAGCTCGGCGAGCCGGTCCGCGTAGTCGCCGGCCGGCCGGACGCCGCCGAAGCGGGCCCAACCCCGGACGATCTCCGCCTCCCACGACCCGGGCCGGCCGTGGACCAGCTGCCGATCGCGGTCGAACAGCTTCTCGGCCGCGCCAGCGAGGGCGTACGCCACCAGGTTGCCGACCTCGAGCCCGGCCAGGCGGCCGTTCACGATCACCGCGGTCATCTGCTCGCGGCGCTCCCGGGCGGCCTTGCCGTACTCGCTGGTCGTGACGTCGTAGCGCAGCGCGAACGACAGCCGTCGCACGTGCCGGTCCTCCAGCGGAATCGTGGTCTCCCGGCCGGTCGGTAGCCGCAGGACGAGCTCGGCGGCAGCGCCCGCGGCGTCGTCCGGCCAGGCCGGGCGGGTGGTTTCCATCCACGTCTGGAACAGCGCGGGCAGCGCGTCCGCGCCGCGCGGGATTCCCTGGTCGGTGGTGGGCTCGTCCATCAGGTGCCTCCGGGGGCTTCGGGTCGGGGTTATCAGATCAGGGTCTGCTGGCCGGCCACCTGCGCCAGCGGGTGGTCGTGGGTAAGCGGCTCGGTCGTGTCGGCGCCGGGGACGGCGGTGACGATCGGGTCGACCATGTCCGGCGACCACATGAACATCACGCTGTAGTCCTTGGCGGTGCCGCCGTGCTCGCGGACGACGTCGACCATGATGCGGTTCCACAGCCACCAGCCCAGGTAGGCGCCGACCGCCAGGTCCGTCTCGCAGCCCTCGCCGCCCAGCTCGTTGAAGAACTCCAGCGCGCCGGCTCCCATCGAGCCGCGACCGTCGTGCCAGTGCAGGTCGTTCCACTCCGGCCACCGGTCGAGGTAGTCGGCCAGGTGCGCACGCAGGTAGGCGACCGCGTCGAGGAACACGAACGGCGACTTGCCGTCCTTACCGAGTTCGGTGCGGTAGCACTCCCCGATCATCGGCATGTGGCCGTCGAGCGGCTTGACGTCCTCCCCGGCGTCCTTACGGGCCATGCGCCGCTCGAACGACGGACCCACAATCAGGTACATCATGTGCGGGTCGAAGCGCTCCTCGGCTTCCTGGGCGGCCGGAGCGGCGTCTTCCGCGGGCGGCTCGGCCGGGGCCTGCGGCGCCTGGCCCTCGTCGGCGCGGAAGTCCAGCGGCCACTCGGCGAGGTAGTAGTTCGGGCCGAGGTAAGTGCCGTAGTTGACGTACACCCCGCCGGCGGACTCAGCCATGCCGGTCGCCCGGTCAACGGCAACGATCCTCAGCGCGGCGCCCGGCCCGAAGCCCTTGATGGCCGGGTCCTTCCGTTTCGGACGCTCCCGCCACACCTGCCCGGCCGCGACGATCACGTTCGGGTCGCCGTTCGCGTACGCCGTCGTGGCGTACCGCAGCGCAGCGTCCGGCCGCATCGTCCCCTCAAGGGACATCCGGTCCGCGGCGGCCTGAATCAGCGCGGCGCGCCGGTCCGGGCCGATGATCTTGTCATGGTTCGTGATCTTGTGCACCACGTCTAAAGCCCCTTCCACCAGCGGACGCTGGTCCGGTCTTCTGGTTCGCCGTCGTCTATCCGGGCACCCCACCGCTCGACCGCGGCCGCGGCGAGCTCACGCTCTTCCGTGGACATCTTCGTTGTGATCCAACGCCACTTCCCGTGGAGCCACACGTCGCCCCACGCCGCGTCCTCAGTGGCCCGGGCCTCCTCAAGCGCAGGGTCCGGGTCTGGGACCACCGCGGCCCGTGACTCCCAACCGTTACGGTGCGCGTCGCGGTACAGCTCGTCGACGACCTCGATCGGATCGGCCAACGCCCCGTAAGCACCGAACAGGTCCAGCGCCCGTTCCGCCCATTCCTGCGGCGCGGTCGGCTGCTCGTCGCTCGCCGGCGCCAGGGCCAGGCCCCGCTCGGCGAGCATCTGCCGGAAGCCGGGGCTGTGGATCGCGTCGAACAGCGCGTCGGCCATGACCTCCATCAGCGAGTCGTGGAGCACGTCGCGCAGCGGCGCGGTGGCCGGGTCTTCCGACCGGGCGTCGACGACCCGGCGCGCCCGACGGTCGTGGCGCTGCTGCTCGCGCTGGCGCGCGAGCTCCGCGTCTTCTCTGCTCATGGCCGCTGCCCCCGGTGCAGGTAGAAGACGATGGCCACGAACCCGGCGCACAGCATCGCGCGCTCGAGCGCCCGTACCTGCTGGCCGCCGACCAGAGCGACGGCGGTCATCATGGCGTTCCAGGCCGCTGCCACGGTCGCCCCCATCACGAACCAGCTGAACGGCTCCTGGGCGGGCGGCCTGGCCGGCCGCTTCCTCTTCGGCCTCATGACTGTGACCGCCCCGGAGCCGGGGCGGCACCATCGGCCTGGTCGTACGCGGTGTGGTCCTGCTCGATCCGGTCGACCTTGACGTAGAACGTGGCCAGGTCAGCCATTCCGGCGTCGCCTTCCTCGGTGACCAGGTACGTCTGGAGGAGTCGGTGGAGCGCGGCCGCCTCCCGAGGTGTGACGGCGACCCGCGTGCTGGTGCTCACCGCGGCCGTCCCGGCATCAGGGCGGGCAGCTCGCCGCTGGCGTACGCCTGCTCGATGTTCGGGACGACCAGGTCACCGACGGTCCGCCCGTTCGGGAGCAGCACGTGCATGCCGAACTCCTGCTCGAACGTGACGACGCCGGACTGCACCGCGACGAGCTTCGCCTTGAGGATCAGCAGCAGGGCACGCCAGCTCTCCCGGGTGGCCTGCTCCCACGCCGCCTCGGCCGACGCCTTGGTCCGGACCCGGCGCGACGACGGCGTAAGCCGGAACTGCGGGTCGCCGCGGTCGGGAAGCGGCAGCCGGAACAGCACCTGCAGGTTCCGGATCGTGAACGCGATCGTCGCCTGCCCGTTCACCCAGCCGTAGGCGAACTCGTTCGCGCCGAACCGGACCAGGGTCCGCTCGATCTCGGCGCGGGTCTTCTCCGACGACACCGACGTGCCGCTCGCGTATCCGGATGCAGCCATTCTCACCACGTCCCGAAGCCGGGGAACTGCTGCCACATGACGCCGTCCAGGTCGTGCCCGGCCTTGCCCTTACCGACCTTCGCCGCGAACGTGTTGTCGTCGAGCATGACGCCGCCCTTGGTGACGTCGCCCGCGCGCAGCGGCCGGAGGGTGGCGTCGCGCATCGTGCCGGACGGGCCGGGCTCGCGGATCGCGGCCGCGGTGAGCCCGCCGGTCGGGTGCTGGAACATGCGGCCGCCGGCGTACGCCGCGTTGTCGACGACCGAGACGGCCCGGTACTCGCCGTGCTGCTTGAAGAAGAACGGGACCTCGGCGATCAGGCACTGGTCGCGCAGGCTGCGGAACCAGTCCGGGTGGGCCGGGCGGGCGTCGCGGCCGGACTCGCCGCCGGTGACGACCCAGTCCAGGGCGCGCCAGCAGCCGATGTCGATGCAGCTCTGGCGGTGGTGGTCGCAGGGCTCGGGGTCCCACAGCTCGATCGGGCCGAGCAGAGGTTCGGCGGAGATCCAGCGGACGGCGGCCGGGGTGTCGAGCAGGGCGGGGATGCGCAGCAGCGCGGTGGCCTGGTTCTCGACGGAGACGCCGAGGCGGACGTTCGGCAGCGGCCAGGGCCGGACCGGGCGGCGGCTGTCCTCGTCGTCGGCGCGGATGGTCAGGTCGACCATCTTGAGGGCGACCTCGTGCCGGAAGGCTTCGCTGTTGAGCAAGGACTTCATGCGCCCGTGCCGCTTGGTGGTGATGATGAACGTGTGCTGCGGGCAGAGCGCGAAGACGGCGAACTGCAGGGCGATGAAGGAGTCCGGGGCGTTCTTGTGGAACAGGTCGCCCATCGACGGCACGAAGTAGGTGGTCGGCTTGCGCCGGCCGAGCGGTTCGACGGCGCGCTCGGGCAAGACGTTCACCCGGCCGGACCATTCGGTCTTGCCGTTGCGGCGGACGGTCAGGCCCTCGTAGGCGGCGGCGACCTTGGCGTTGGGGTTGCTGGCGCGGATCCGGGCGATCGGGATCGGGTAGCAGTTGTCGCAGCCGGAGGAGACCGGCTCGCATCCGGTGACGGAGTTGAGGGTCTGCCCGGGGGTGAGGTCGGGGTTGCGGACCCACTCGATGGATGTGGTCGACATCAGCGCACCTCGTCCATCTCGACGATGCCGTACGGGTTGATCGTGGACTGCAGCTGGTCAACCGTGTTGGTAACGATCAGGTGTCCACGTTCGTCGATATCGCGTACGTGCGCGGCGAGTCGCACGCCGTTGTCCAGGAACATCCAGTACGTACGGCCCAGCATCGCCGCCTTGTCGGCCGGGTCACGCAGGTCGATCGTCTCGAAGACCATGTCGTCGCGGCCGATGATCACGGGCGCTCGAAGGTCGTTACTGAACGCGTGCAGATAGCTGTAGGGCTCAGGGATCCAGCCGCCGGGCGGCAGCAGCGCGAGGATGCGCTCGCCGGACCGGAACGCGCGGACGTCGCCGTTGGCGACGTCGTGCAGGATCCGGCCGAAGTGCCAGCGGTCCACGCCGCTGGTGAGCGACACGCCCGGGGTGCCCATGACCGTCTTCCGGGCATGGGCCAGGTCGAGGCCGTCGAGGCGGCTCGTGTCGGCCGGCATGTCGAGGTGGCGGGGCAGCACGACGGGGTTGATCTCGGCGCCGGTGGCGGTCGTGGCGCCGGTGCCGGCGAGTCGGTAGAGGTGGGTTCCGGGGTCGTTGAACCGGCCCATGATCTGCACGACGATGCCGTCGTAGAGCTGGCGGGTGGAGACGCACATCCCTTGGATGAGGTCGCCGAGGTTCGGGAGCTTGTGGTCGGACATGCTTCCCTTCCTGCTGGTCTG